CTACGACCTTGTATATTATATTTTTTATTATTTTGCAACTTCTTTTTTTTATTCGGATTTTTACTATGTCGTCTAGGTCTTTTTCTAGGTTGATCTCTAACAACAAAGTCTTTAAATTTTCTAGCCATTTTCCTGTGATCTGTCTATGAGCGCATAACTAACTGCACCAGTAATTGTGTTTGCACTTCCTGCTTGAACTTTAAGGACATCACTTGCTTCCATATTTAAACTTGATGTTATCATGTTTGTAAAATTTTTGTTTAATTGTGCATGACTTACTTCAACATCCGATCCTCCAGATTTTTGTAAAAAAACATCTACGTCCACGTTTGAAGCAGTTTTATGGTTTGCTTGAAATGATTTAACAATAATAGTTGCATCAGTAGGACAAGTAAGAACCGTTGTCTTATCTGTGTTTGTTAAATCAAATGTTTCGCTTTTATATCTAATTGTCATTGCATAAAGTAATTAAACGTATCTTGTTCATTTTTCAAGTCTTGTTGATACGATGTATTTAATTGATTTTCAATAGTAGCTAAACCTTGGTTTATTTGTCTAAAACCTTCCGCTGAATATTCTTGTGGGGGCTCAGGTACATAAACATTTATTTTTGCCATTATCTTCGTCCATCTACATTAACGTCTGCTCTAAATGTACCAAATCTCCATGTTTCATTAACGGCTGTGTTTTGTATTTTAATATTTGCAAGTCTTCCTCTAGCTCTTGTATCTATTTTTTGTGTAGTTGAGTTTATAGTAAAAGGACCTAATTGTGAACTTGTTCCTGCATCGACAGGAAAATTTTTAAGAAATATTGTTACTACAGCGTTACCTTGTAAATTTTTAAAATCAGGTAAAAATCTACTAACTCTTAACAAGTACTCACCATCTCCTTCAGTTGGTAAATCAAAATCGCCTGATTGTATGTAAGCTGGAATTGCTGTTGTTGTACCATTTAATGCTACCTCATTATTTCCTACTTCATGTGCATAATATAGTGAAGACCCAAATGTATTAGTCGCTCCACTTAAAATAGGTAACGATGGTGTACTTGTTGTAGTATATTCAGTTGCATAAGGTACGTCATAAGTACTAGCATCTGCATAAGAACTTCTAGCAAGACTCATCGTTGACCAAGTATTTTCCACATAATTATAAGTTACTGATCTATTATTTTGTGTAGCAGGATTTCCCGAAGGTGTTCCTGCAGGATAGAACCAAACTATTTCATTAAATAAAGAATTGTGAGACGCATAAATAATTTCATTAGAAGAATAGTTTACCCCAACATTTGAACCGGTAGTCGTGAATACAAAATCTTCTACAAGTGATGGAAGTAATTTAACTGTACCATCAAATACAAAGAATCCTCCTCCTGAACCCATCCAATAAACCCTACCATCTGCGTAAACAACTGCGTGTTGACCAATACATCCACAGTTAGAACCCACTTGTCTTATTGAAAAAGTAAATGGAGGACCAACAAATTGCATAGTATAAGCTGCTTGGTCTGTTAAAATTAAATTATAATCCTTACCTGAAACGGCAGCTACAATTTTATTACCTGTATCCAATCTAAAAGTACCCGCTGTATTAACTGACGTTGGTTGATAAACACTGTAATTTTCTTGATCACTAAATCTAATAAACATAGGATCTTGTGTTGTTGTATCTCCTATTGTTGTTTCAGTTCCAAAATGAACAACGTGTCTATCTCTATCTGAAGTAATGGTAAGTCTTGTTTTTGTAGGAGCTCCAGCCATGATTACAGCTCTAACTTCTAAAGGATTTGACACAGCTGGATTCCATACAAAAGTTTTACCATCTTTAACTGTAGCAATTAATTGCGCACCAAAATTATCAAGTGACCATGATCCAGGATCTAGAACAACTGAAGAAGTTGTAGAACCTGAACCCCAAGTTAATCTACTCCATGTACTTGTACCCCAACCATAACCATAAGTTTGAATTGTAGGGCCTATTTCTTCGTAAGGATTAATACTAGCACTCCCTGCAGTAGACATACCTGTACCAGTTTCATTAGATTTCATTTGTATTGTAAATGTATTTGTTGTTACGGTTAATATTTCAAAAGTAAAATCTTGAAAATTAGCAACCGTAAAACCTGTTGCACCACCTCCTGGTAGTGATACGGAAGTAAATGTAATATATTCACCAACGTCTAAACCATGACTAGCTTTAGTAACGGTTACTACATTTGAGTTTTGTGTTGATGTAAAAGTTGCACCAGTTATTGCTGTTGCAAGTGGTGTAACGTCATAAAATTTATCTTCATAATAAATATATAATGCCTTAGATGTACCGAGTGCTGCGTATCTTTTACCTTCAAGATCAGTCCAAGTATGTTGAGCACGTGTAGGACCTGAGATTGTGTTAGTTCCGATAGCCTGAAAACCACCAATTTTTTCTGGTTGACCATACCTAAACCTTACAAAATCACCATCAATCCATTGTCCTTCTGCACCTGATGGTGTATCTGCTTTATTAAATCCTGGTGCTATTCTTACGTTTGCTAAAGCCATGCAGCCATTTTACATCATTTTAGAGCTTCATCCAAGTCGCAGGGTTAGGAATTGTATTAAGATACTCTTAAAAATCTATATTGAATTTCTCCACTACCGCCAACACCACCGTTAGTTTCATAAAACGTACCAGCTCCTGCTAAACTTACTTGAGCAGCTCCACCTCCACCACCAGAACCTCTAGTACCTGCTCCACCGGCAGTACCTGTTCCAGAAGAAGATCCTCCAGCTCCACCATTTATATTTCCTGAATACGATTTAGCTCCATCAGATCCACCTATTCTACAGTTGTCTCCACCACAATTTCCATTATTATCACCTACTGCACCATTACCTGATTGGTTAAAAGTTCCAACAGGTCCACCGTTTAAACTTGTTACATTTATAGTTGATCCATTTGAATCTCTAAAAGTTCCTGATGTAATAGCTGTACCATTAATAGTGGCTGAACCAGCAGTCCCTGCTATATTATTTCTAAGAGGTGACCCAGTTGTAGCACTTGCTCCACCACCTGCAGCTAATATAAATATTGATCCACTGCTAGATGCAGAAAGAGTTGAACTTGATCCAGCACTTGCTGACCCATTAAATTTACTTGATTGACTATTTTGTGCAGCACCACCTCCACCTATTGCATAACTTATAGTTTCTCCTTGTGTTACACTAAAAATTTTATCAGATACAAAAGCACCAGATCCGCCACCAGCACCAGCAGATTCACCACCTGCTTGATCGTAAGCGGCTCCAATCATAGCACCACCACCACCACCGACTGCTGCTTGAATATGTATTGCGTTAGCTTGAGCAGGAACTGTAAATGTTCCTGAACCTGAACTTAGTGTTGCAAAAGAAGTTGCTTCAAAAGCACTAAAGACTAATTTCCAAACTCCTGAAACTTTACCGTAAATTTCATCCGCTTCTTTCCAAACGCCAGATACTTTTCCGTATGCGTTGTCTATCTCTTCAAATGTCCCTGATACTTTGCCATAGGTATTAGCCATTTAAACTCCTATGAATATTTAAACCAAATGTCTCCATCACTTCCTCCTGATGGACTCGATGTACTTATTGTAAATTTTCTTTGTAACTTAGCGGCAGTCACAGCATTGTCTCCAATTTTTGTAGACGTTACAACGGCTGCGGATATAGAAGCACTGACAACTGCATTGTCTGCTATTTGAGCAGTTTGAATTGCATCATCCGCTACTTTTGCATTCGTTACTGCATCATCAGCAATTTGAGCTGTTCCAATACTACCTCCTAAAGAATCTAAAGAAATTTCTGTTATACTACTACCATTAGAATAAGCTGCATATATTTTTGATGCATCTAAAGTAAAACCAGATCCTGAAGCAGTTTTAATTGTAAGGTTAGTAGGATTAGTGATTGAAGTACAATCAAAGATGTAAAATTTTTCTATTGAATCTGGTATGGTAACTGTTGTTGCACCCGATAGTGTAACAGTTGCAAATTTAATTACCATATTTCTTGCAGTAGAAATAGAAGCATTACTCATAACTAAAGCAGTAGTAGAACCACTTGAAAGAGTAATTGATTGAACACCTGCTATTGCTTGTTGTACAAGTTCAAGATTAGTATTTGTTTTAGTTCCCCATGTACCCGAGTTTTCACCCGTGGCCATTAACTCTAGTTTAAGATCTGATGAAAATGTTGATGCCATAATTTTGTATTATACCTTGTTTAAGCAGCCTTATCAACTTCTGTCCAAGTATTAGAAACTCCTTTATTTACTTCAGTCCACGTATTAGTAACTCCTGGATCTATTACTGCCCATGCAGTAATGAAAGGTATTCCAACACTTCCTGTTAATTGAATACCTGTAGGAATTACAGTAGCATCTGCTGTTATGCTCGCTATAGCACCAGCGGTAATAGCTAATTGTTGTCCGGTAGCCGTGACTATTGTATTTGGAGTAATTGTTGATTGACCAAGACTCGATGTCAATTGAATACCAGTAAGGTTAGCAGTTGCATTAGCTGATGTTGTAACTGAACCAATAGATAAATCTATTGCATGATCTGGGCCTGTTATAATACTTACACTACCACCCGCACTTACAGAATAAGTTCCAATAGTAAACCCTAACTGCTGACCTGTTAAAGTAACCTCTACGTTAGGTAATAATTGTTGACCAATACTAGAATTTAATTGTATGCCAGTTAAGGCTACGTTAGCATTAGTTCCGCCTAATGCTGCTATGGGTGATTGTGCTATTGCTGTAATACCTAATGCCAAAATAAACTCCTATGTGGATATTATACCTTAACAATAGGTAATATTACAG